TTCAGCTTCCAAGCATACTGTTTCCCACATCATCTTGACAGGTTTGTTGCCTTCAAGTTGAGGATATTTAGGATGTGAGTGTAGGATGATAGGAAAATGTAGTTTAGACTTAGTTTCTTCTATTCCTGTTTTTTTATCGGTAAATGTTACATCTACTCGGTTTGCCACGCCATCAAATTCAAATATAGCTGACTCGCCCATGTTTAGGCCTTTCATTTTTTCGATCTCTGGATATTGTTGTATTCTTTTCATAATTATTTATGTGTTGTCTGACCCCGTCAGGATATTAGGAATATAGATAATTCTATAAAACAAGCTGGGATATACTCATTTTTGAGTAGTTCAAGTTAAATAGAGCTACCCATTTTTGAGTATATGGTAGTTAGGCGTAAGAAATCAAGTAGAAGAAAATCCCCTAAAGTATTCTCCATAAGTGCTGTAGAAACTGGTGTTGCATTATCACTAATAAATGATAGTGGGGCAATTCCAGCAGTTAAAGCAGCTCTTGGCGGCAATATAGCAGGTGGTTTACAAGCATTACAAACTAATGTAATGGCAAATAAAACTAAAATAATTGGTGTTTTGGCAGCTGGGACAGTTGCTAAGATGTTGACTAAAGGATTTTCTACTGGTAGACTGGCAAAGTTAGGCCCAATTGCTGTGAGAGTGTAAACAATGGCATCCTATAGAGTAAGAGAAGGAACTGTCACAGCTGCTAATTCATTTACAGCTTTAGATAGTTTGTATGGACAATCAACCAGCACAAGTGTGCAGGTTCCCGCTGGAACTTCAGCAATAGTTGGGATTATAGCAGCAGTTTCACAAGATGGAACTACAGCTGATAATTGCACTTTTGGAATACAATTAACTGGTGATGGATTAAGTGAACAACAAACACTAACAATTGGATCCGCCACTAATGTAGGAACTGAAACAAGTGACGGAACTACAAACATGCCTTTTGCATTGGATGTAGCAATACCAGTTACAGCAAGTAATCAAGTTTCAATAAGTGGAGCTATGGATGCTGATATGGGCGAAGCTCAATTTTCAGTTACATTAGTTTTTGCTTAAATTTGATTGATGGATATTAGAAAAGTTTACGCACCTTATTCCCAATCTGGGGAACAAGTAGGACAAACACCTTTAGAGGGATATGTTGAAGTTAATCAAGCTGTTTATCCAGCTGTTAATACTGGATTAATTAATGAGAATGGTGAATGGGTAGGATTAAAGAGTACTGATAAAGAATTTGTAATTGATACAACTCATGAAGCAATACCTAATGGTGCTGCTGTATTAAGTCCCCAAAAGTCAGACCATGAATATATTGACATGACAGGTTATAACGACCTCTTTGTAGCTTTTAAGGTTAGTAATGGAGGGAACTTTGGAATAGAAGCAGTTATGGGGCCTAGTACCTATCCTTTTGCTAATCTATCACCAGTTAATGCAGCAGCAGCATTAAAATGGACTTGGCCAGTTGATACAGCTGGAACAGTGACAGTATTTCAACCAGCATTAAGTGATGGCAGTGAAGCCATGACAGGCGATGTATGGAATATACTTGCTATTGTAGGCCGTTTAGCTAATCAAAAGTTAGTTCAATTTAAAATCACTAATAATAGTGGTGCTGAATCAAGTATTCAATTTGCTTCTATGAGAGTTGTATAGATGGGTAGTTATTGTCCTAATTGTGGTTGTGACTTAATGAGTTATGGATCAAGTACACCAAGCTTTTCCAGAATGGAAAAGCCTGGTGTTAGGTTATCCCCAATAAAACGTAAATTATCGGCATGGAATAAGTTTGTAAAGGCTAACTCAAAGAAACCCCGTTTTGTATTACGTTCAGGTAAACTTAATTTGAAAAAAATGGGTGTAGCTTTTCGTAAAACTCCAGCAGGTAAAAAGAAATAATGTTACTGGAACTTATACTACTGTCAGAACTATTGAAAACTCCGTCGGGAAAGTTCACCAGCTTTTTTGGTAGAGATACCGAAAAAGTAACGTCAATAGTTTTGCCAGTAGAACCCCCAGCACCTAAAGGCGTTGAAGTTGGTGCTGCATTGATAGCATTAACCTATCCTGAAGGTTGGGATGCACAGAATGTAACAGTTAAGTTGGATCCGGCCCAAGTTGAAATTTATAAAGAATCTGAAAGAGTTAAAAAAGCGTTACGTGGCCTATAATGCCATTGACAGCAGTTCCTCAAGGCGTTGAAATTAGAAAATTATCAGCAGCACAGAAAAAAGCCTTAGATAAATTACTTGAAAGTCAAAACGGGTCATCTACCAAAAATACAGCTTTAGCAGTTGGTATTCCTTCAATATTTTTAGGTGTTGCAGGTATGGCATTTTTATTTAAAGACGAAATTAAAGAATCGATTAAAGAAAGTTGGACAGATATTAAACAATTTGCTGAAGGAATCCCAGCAGGTATGTTTACTGGAACTATTGATGCTGGGTTTGCTTTGGGTAAAGAAATTACAGGCGTTGACTTAACAGACGTTACAGGTAGAGCAGCTGAAGTATTTGGTGAAGATGTTACATTATGTCAACAATATGAATATGATTTAGTTGAATTACAACAAAGAGTTGATAAAACTCCGTCATGGAATGTTGTGGCTATTACTTTATTGGGAATTGGTAAACGTGAAAAACTAAAAGGCATGAAAAAAGCTGGATGTTCAAAACCTCCATATATTGATAAAAATGATTGGGATAGAGTTTAATGAATCCAGATTTAATCATTTTATTTGTAGGTGAAATATTTATAATCCTAATATTGTATCGTTTTATTTTGCGTCAATGGGTTGTGGCTGAATGGGAAGAAAAATTTAATGACCATGAATGGCTTGTTGAAAAATTAAATCCTGTTATTGATGAAATTGATGATAGGATGCATGATAAATTACAGGACTTCCAAAATTCTTTTTTTGGTTCAGTAGGTTCAATGACTAAAAAAGCTCAAGGACTGGATCCAATGAACGGATTGAGAAAAGCAGCCAAAAGTGGTAACTGGGCTGAAATGTTGGTTGAATATGCAGCAAACAGAGCTGGATTAGGGGGTATATTGACTCCAGAAAGTGATAAAACAGTCAAAAACAGCCCAAAAACAGCCTTAACAAAGATGATACCTAAGCCAATCAAAGACATATTCAAGTTATAGATGGCCTGACGGGGCATCTAATAGCCAATGTAGGACAACAGACTACATTCACTACTCAAGGACTCCAATCCTTATTATTCTTTCTTTAAATGAGTTAGTGCGTAAGAGTGTTGTTTAGGTTCTTTCCTCCAATACTAATAGAATATCTGTTAGACGGTCTTTGATTTGTTCCAAGACATATATTTTATCGTGATGATTACATCTATACATATGATGACATTCATCACAATTATATGGAAACGTGCTATAGTCAGTCATTATACTAATCTGTAGAGCTTAGTCTTATTATTATTATTAACTTCAGCTTCCCACTTCCCTTTGTTAAAGTGTTTGGCTGTCGGGTCATTAGCTGCTGCTAACTCCGGTAAAGTTATAAACAAATTTTCAGCTTCCAAGCATACTGTTTCCCACATCATCTTGACAGGTTTGTTGCCTTCAAGTTGAGGATATTTAGGATGTGAGTGTAGGATGATAGGAAAATGTAGTTTAGACTTAGTTTCTTCTATTCCTGTTTTTTTATCGGTAAA